GCCGACGAGATGTACTATAGCCGGCAATGGGTTGATACTCTGCATGGCAGGGCGCTCGAGTATTTGCGAAAGAAGACCGGCATGGCGTAACACTTGATAGAAGTTTACATGTATGCTGTGCTACCATGTAATCGTAGAAGATAGGAATTGAGGATACCCCCTATTCTACACGAAGTTCATAACGAACTTACCTCCAATGAATCCGATGAGCCTCCGGACATCCGCCGGGGGCAACGTCGTGCCTAGATAGTTTTTTACTCTTTTCATTAATGTTATACCTTTCTCCTTTTGAGACCCCGAGCCTAAACCACCCGGGGTCTTTTAAGTGGGGCGGGTAGAAAGGGACCCCCGTGAAAAGTACCCCCCGTAAGACTAACCCCCGGTACTCTAACGGCAACCTGCGACGCAAGCATCGTGCTCGGTTCAAAGCAATGCAGGCACGCTGTGGTATCTGCGGCGGCGAGATACATTACGACGAACCATCCGATCCGCAGCATCCGCTGTCCTTCGTTATTGACGAGATCGTTCCGGTCAGCAAGTGGAAGCAGTTCGGTTACTCATCCCCTGCAGCCTGCGCTCAAGATTGGAATAACTTGCAAGCTTGTCATTACATCTGCAACGCCGCAAAGGGTGCAAAATTAAACTATAAGGTTGCGAAGACCGGAATGGATCCAGCGATGACCGACGGCGAATGGTAACGGAGTGGGGAGGAGACCCCTGATGCGCCCCCAGCGACTACCACCCGCTGTCCAGCGCCGACTTCCACGAGAGGGATAGTGACCAAGATATATTTACACACGCACAACTGAATAGATTGGGTTGGATAGCGATTGCAACGCGACAAGCCGTATCCCTAACGGTTTCCAGCCCATTTTTTATTAGGGAAGTTACTTTAGGGAGGTAACAAGATGGCAAAACAGTTTGATGATGCTCTGCTCGTGGCGGAGTACAGAAAAAGCAGACGGTGTCGCATAGTCGCTGAAAAGTATGGATGTTCAGCCGAGACCGTTCGCCGAGCCTTGATTAAATACGGCGAGCCTCGCATCATTCGGAATCCGAGAGAGAAAACAAAGCCGAAGGCGACCGAAGAAGAGTTAAGGGCAATTGTTGATGAGTATTATGCAACCGACGTTGATATTAACACGTTGGCTCGAAAGCACCATCGCGCCCAGAATACAATCAGCAAGGCAATAAAAGAATATGGGTGTGGGCTAAAAAAGAACGAAGTAAACAGTCGAAAAATTACTGACGATGAACTCCGCGAAGAAGCGAAAACGCTTAATTGTAAAGAAATCGCGCTCAAATACGATATGAGTGCGGAACGTGTTTACAGAAGGGCAAAGAAGCTCGGCATAGACATTTCAACAAAGTATGAGGGCGGCAAGTGGTATACACGGGCGTCTCGATATGGATGCAAGGACTTTGATAAGACCATAACGTTGAAGGCATTGATTGCTCGCGACAATGGTGTTTGTCAGATTTGTGGAAAGCCAACTGATGATTGCGATATTACGAATGGACATATCGGTAGGATGTATCCAACGCTCGACCATATAATACCGCTTTCAAAAGGTGGCGCACATACTTGGGATAACGTCCAGCTTGCACATATGCACTGTAATGCTGGCAAATGCAATAGGATGGCATAGCATGGCAGGAATGACAAAGATTACAGACGGCACTCGCCTCGAACAGTTAAAGGAGCTACTCCGCATACTTGCGGATGAGATAGATGAAAGACCGGGCGCAAGGGACTTGGCTCAGTTATCGAGACAATACCGCGAAACGCTCAAAGAGATAGAAGAGATAGAGGGAGGACTGGATGACGGTGACCAGATCGCGGAGCTTCTCGCAGGAAGAGAGGCTGATGGGAAGCCAGGAGCCGTCCGTTAGAGTCGCGCCGAGTTATGAGATGACCGACGGAGATGATGCGTCGAAGGTACTGAAGGTTGGTGGACTGAAGCTGGACCCGTGGCAGTTGGAAGGACTCCGGGACTGGATGGCGCTGGATAGTACGGGCTCGTGGGTGAGTAAGACCTGCGGATTGTCCGTACCGAGACAGAACGGGAAGTCAGCGCTGGTGAGCGGACGCACGTCGGCAGGTATGGTGCTGTATAAGGAGCAGGTGATATATACGGCGCATCTGCAGAAGACGGCGACGGAGACCTTCGAGGAGATGCGAGCGTTCTTTGAGCATCCAAAGATGATGCCGTATGTTAAGGAAATCAAGACGGCGATAGGCAGAGAGCAGATCATACTGAAGAATGGCGCTAGAGTGAAGTTCCTTGCAAGGACGAGGAACGGAGGCAGAGGCCAGCACGGAGATCTGCTGATATTCGACGAAGCGCAGGAACTTGACACGGACCAGCAGGCGAGTTTCCTGCCGGCGATATCATCCAGCAGTAATCCGCAGACGATCTACTTGGGGACTCCGCCTGATCCAAACGCAGACGGGACGGTGTTCACGAATCTGCGGAAGAATGCGGCCAGCGGAACAACGACATCGACGGCGTGGTATGAGTTCTCGGTCAGCGAGATCGGAGATGTGACGGACAGGAAACGGTGGGCAGCGACCAACCCGGCGTTAGGCAGAAGGATGAGGTTGAGTACGATTGCGGGCGAGTGCGAGCAGATGGCTCCAGACACTTTCGCACGCGAGCGACTTGGGTGGTGGACACCCGAGATAAAGAAGACGGTTGAGTACGCCATACCGGCAGACGTGTGGGACGCATGTGTGTCGGATGATACGAAACCGGACGGACGGACAGCCTATGGAGTGAAATTCAGCGCAGACGGTGGCATGGTCACGTTGTGCGGAGCGGTCATACCGGCAGACGGGCCTGCGAGGATATCGGTCATTGACAGGAAGCCGACGGGGTTCGGACTGCAATGGCTCGCGGACTGGCTGAATCAGAGATACCAGCGTGCATCCTGCGTCGTGATAGACGGCAAGAACGGGGTGGACGTGCTGATAGATAAGATAGCACCGATGTGGAGGCAGAAGGACTCTATCATTCGGGCTACATACAAAACAGTGATAGCAAGCACAGGAATGCTGACCGATGCTCTGAACGAGCAGGAGGTCACATGGTTCCGGAAGCAGACAATGTTGAGGGATAGCGCGGTCACGTCAATCAAGAGACCGATAGCAGGTGGCTGGGGATTCGGCGGAGACGACCCTGACCCGATAACTGCAGCGTCGCTGGCGCTGTGGGGCGCGAAGACCTCGAAACGTGACCCTAACAAGAGGATGAGGATAGGATGACGAACATATTGATTGACCCGGGACGGGTCGCAGGGCTCCCGATCGTGGAGCAGGTAAAACTTCAGAAGTTGGTTGACGTGTATACCAACTATCAGATGAAGAACGCACAGAAGGAACGCTACTACGAGGGCAAGGTAACTCTCGGCGAGGTGAATCTCGGAATTGCGCTTCCGCATAATATGAGAGGGCTCGAGATAGGATGCTCTTGGGGCGCAAAGACAGTCGACGTACTGGCGGCAAGGTCGATGTTTGATGGATTTGTCGGGACAAACGGCGAAGCAGTCGACGTACTCGATCAGATCGTGCGAGACAACAATCTGATAGCCGAGTATCCGAAGGCAACAAGGGACGAGCTGAAGACGGGCGCATCATTTGCGACGTTATCGGCAGACCCTGTTATTGGCTGCAGGATAAGGTTCCACAGCGAGCGGACTGCCGCCGCCGTATGGGACGGAGTCAAGGGCAGGATAGCCTATGGCTTCGCGATCGTCGGCACAGCACCATCGCAGAACAACGACATGTTATGGGAGCCGACGCTTATCAACCTGTACACGGACGAAGCAGTATGGGTGCTGGCACGTAACGGACAGTCATGGTCTGCTTCGGAGTACAAGCACAAGATGGGCAGACCTCTGATGGAGCCACTGGCATACAATCCGACCAGCACGAAGCCGTTCGGGCAGTCTCGTATCAAGGAACCGATTAGAAGACTGATACAGGGTTATGTCCGTACAGTAGCCAACGCGACTATCGGTTTGGAGTTCGCAACCAGTCCGCAGAAGTTTCTGCTGGGCGTTACGGACGAGCAGTATGAGGCTGTGGTCAGTCAGAAGTTTAAGCAGTACATCGGTTCGATATTAACATCAACGACCAACCCGGAGACTGGCGAGAAGCCGACCTTCGGGCAGTTACAGCAGGGCACTATCGCACCACACGTCAGTATGCTTCGTATGCTGGCGACACAGTTCAGCGCGGCAACGGGGCTGACTGTTACGGACACGGGCGTAGTCAATGACGCGAACCCGACTTCGAGCGATGCCATACTGGCACAATCACAGACACTGGTCGGCATGGCTGAACAGCTCAACGAGGGCAACGGGAACGCACTCCGCAATGTGGGCATGATGGCACTCGCCATTGTAGGCAATAAGGCTCTGAACGAGTTGGATGATGATGAGCGCAATATCATTGCGCACTTCAAGAACCCGGCCATGCCGTCTGTGGCAGTAACGGCAGATGCCGCCATCAAGATCGCGAGTGCTCGTGAAGGCTTCGCGTCAACGGACACGTTCCTTGAGATGATAGGATTTGACCAGGCTGACATCAGGCGCATAAAGGCACAGGAGCAGAGAGCGAGGGGACTGGCGCTGATAGATGAGTTGGCGCTGGATACTGAATGATAGGTGAAGCCATGACGATAACGCACAACGCATGGAACAAGTACATAACGAGACTCCGGAAGATAGACGAGCGAGCAGTTGAGGACTGTCAGAAGTTTGTACGGGCATGGCGAGAACGTGGCGTTGATAATCCGCAAGAGATT